TTAGTTTAATTATGCAAGTTGAATACGAGCGTTGTATCCAGGAGCTTTACAGCCCATCTGAGCGTAGTAGCCGATTCGAACTTCTACAGCGTCAGCGCCAGATTCACGCAACATTTTCATTCCGTCAGAATCAAGGATCTTAGGAGCTTTACCTAAACTGTAAAGTTTCCAAGTATCCATTTGAAGCATGTAAGCAACGTCTTCTGGACAGTTTTGATCAGGCATAACCTTGATCGGTCCACGAGGTCCGTTTACCATGATTCCACGGAAGGCAATTTCAACATTAACTCTTTCGTCAACATATTGAACTTTTGATCCAAGAGCTTTTTCTAAGTCAGCATACTTGCTGTAGCTTAGGAAACAGTGAGTTGGTTTTCCACCTTCTCTACCTACTCTTGAAGCAGCGCCGATTAGAGCTTCTTCGATTGGCTCGGCAGATCCGTCATATCGGATACCAGCAAGACGAGTAGCGTCAACAGATCGGTTTACAGAGAAGAAACTGTCAGATCCGCCTGGAGCAGAAGCAGGAAGCCATGCAGCAAGACCTTTAAGTTTTAGATCGTAGTCACCTTCTACGAAGATGTAATCGTCAGTAGCAACACCTGTTCCGCCGTCGATAGCAGAAGCAGCGTCAACAGTTAAAACGCCAGAGTCACGATTAACACCGTTTACAGTGATTGTTCCTGATTTAACAGATCCACCGCCGTCAGCAGTAGAAACAACGATTTCCATTCCAACTTCAAAGTTAGTAACGTCTTCTACGTTTTTAAGTTGGATAGAAGTACCAGTTGTTCCAGCGCTAACCTGACCGATTGAACCAGATCCAGATCCGTACATAGCGATAGCTAATGAACGAGTGTTAGAGTTGATAGCGCCGTCGATTTCTAAAGTAGCAGCTTCCATAAAAGCGTTTGCGTTACCTTTAGAAGCTTCTAGTGTTTCGTTATCGATAGAAGCTAAAGAGTAGTCTTTATCTCTAGTAAGAACAAAGTCAACCAATTGGCTGTTTGTCTTATTAGCTTGAGCAGTACTGAAAGTAGCAGAACGTCCTTGTGGGTTTCCATAAACAATAGGAACTGGAAGGTTACGTCCACCGAATTGCTCATATTTTGCAATCATAGCAAGAAGTGGGTTGTCTGAGTAAACCATATTCTCGATACGGTCGCTTGTGTAGTGCTGCTTAAGTGCAGCGTCAAATGAAGTTAGGTCCAAAGCCATTTTATACTCCTAAAAGTAAATTAAAGTTAAAGTTATTCATTCCACCTTAGCAAACTTGCCGCGGCGGCTATTGACTCATCTTTCGTCAGTTTTCGCTTTGTCTCTGTTTGAGGCGACGTAAGACTGTTTGAGAGTGTTGGGCTACTCTTTACTTCTTTAGTTGGCATTGGCTCCGGTGCCGAGCTATATCGGCTTTTGAGTTTACTTGTGTTCTTGAAAAGACGGTCTGCTTCCTCCTCCAGATACGCCTCTACTTGGTCTGCTGCTTCTTCGTTGCTCATGACTCGTCCAGTTGCCTTCCAATGCTCCTCGATTACGTCAAAAACTACGCTAGAAGCGTCATTCGCTCTAATGAGTTCATAGTTCTCGTTATTATTAATGAAATTTGTTAGCTGATATTTAAAGTTTTCAATAACTTCTTCGTGTTTTCTCTGTTCTTCTCTTTGTTCCTTTTCTAGAAGCTGATTTTTGATTTCTTCTAACTCTTTGGAATATTTAGAGTCTAAATCTTGCTTCATGAGTTCCATTTTCATTTCGGGGGTTAAATTCCCGTCATTTAAAGCTAGATTTGTTAAAGTTTCGAAGTTTAGTCCAAGTTCTTCTAATGTCTGCAGAGGGTTTCGCTTTAGTCGGTATTCTAAAGGTAGTTCTGGCTCGCTTGAAGTTTCCATTACTTCGCGCTGCTCTGGTTCTTGCTGCATAGAGGACATACGTTCTTCTAATTCTGCGATTTTTTGCTCTAAAGCGGCTTCTTTTTCTCGGATAGCACGTTCGCGCTTTGATAAGGCTGCGAATTTTGAGGAGAATTGATCCTTTTGCTCTTGTTGTTGTTGCTGTGTTTCCACTTCCTGAGATTCTTCGGAAGTTTCTCCAGCGGGTTTTAGAACCTGTTCAGTTTGACTCTGATTCATGGATTGTTCTAATTGAGTGTTGGCATCGTGTTGAGCGTAGGCTTCGCTTGTTCCATCGTGCGAATTTCCTGATTCTACTACTTGTGCTGTTTGTGCGGCTTGTTCTGACATGTTGTCTCCTTACTTAGTTGAGCGTAATTGCTCGCCTTTCGGCAGTTTTTTATTATACTGGCAAAAGATCCGATGTTGGCGGAACTTCTGGTACAGCGGTTGGTTCTACGGGCATACCGGCGTCTGGCATGGGGGCTTCTGGCATTGCGGCTTCCGGCGGTAATCCCGCCATTTCCGGAGGTAGCTCCTGAGGTAGTTGACCTTCTTGAGTCATGAGTTCTTCTTCGTTTGCCATGAGTTCTTTATCTGAGACTTCTGGTGTGGCGGCGCGAGTCATAAGCTCGTTTGCGTCTTCGATCCATCTAGTGAGAAGTTCTAAACGGTCTTCTGGGACGTTTTTGTTTCTATATAGAAGGTATGATTGTTGCATTAGCTTGATACCCATTTGTAGATCCTGGTAAGGTTCTGGAGTTGAGTATTCTCCTTTGTCTATGATGCGCTCGATAGTAGCTTCGATGTCTTCTATGGCGGCGTTTTCTCTATCCATTGCAGATTTTAAGTCTGGGAAGTCTAGGAGTTTTAAGCCTAGTTTTGGATCGATTAAGCCTGCTTGCATTAGTTCCTGAATGTCTGATAGCCTTCCTGATGGGTGCTTTGATAGAGAGGAGGTTGGGTAGATTTGCATCATGTATTGATCTTCTTTTAGATCTATTTCTTTCCAGTCTATTGTTTCAAGGAATCCTTCGCCTTTTACTTTTACTTTCATTTCGCCGGTTTCTTCGTAGATGTCTTTTGACATGTCGATGAAAATTTTTGCAGCTTCCATGAATGATTCTTCATATCTCATGCCTACGGCTTGGAATCTTTCTGATTCGATGTCGGTAAATTCACGTAAGGCTTTACCACTTTCAAGTCCTGCTGGTTTTGCAGATTGTGCGGATAGTTGGGATATTCCGATGATTTCGTATGCGCGGTTGAAAAGCCTGTCAAGGTGCTGAAAAAGATCTTGAGGGATTGCGCTTACTGATTCATAGGAGGGTTTAGTTCCTACGTATTTGATGACTCCGCCTATTTTGTTATCTAGGTGAGCCGTTACAACTTTAGAGGAGGCTTCCACGAATACTTTTGGAATACTTGTAAGGTGCATGGAGACTTGGATCGTTTTTAGGATTTTGTTGATCTCTAGCTGGATACCCATTAGCTGTTCTGCGATACCTTGTCCGAAGAATCCTAGAGGTCGAGTTCCCCATCGGATGAATACGAATGGTAGATAGTCTTTGGTATATTCTTCTTCGAATAGGGTGCAGTTTTCGATAGTGATTGTGTGTTTTCCGTCGTCTGCGTCTTTTCCGGAGCGTAAATGCCAGGATTCTACGACTGTGATCATGTCGTTTTGAGTGTTTGAGTTGTAGTATTCAGATCCTAAGCCTAGTTGATCGATGAATCCATGTTTGTCAGGGAACATTGCTTTAACCATGTCCTTGTGGATTTGTTTTTTCTGATGAATCTGTCTAGGGGCTCCGTATAAGGCTTCGCTGTCGTCGATGATGATTTCGTCGATCATGACTCTTTCGGCTTTTATTTCTGTTCCGTCACGAAAGAATTTTATGGCGCCGGTTCCGAAGATACAAGCGTCCATGAATGCTTGTGTTGCGATTTGATAGTATTTTGCGGATTGGAATCTGCCTTCTGCGAACTTTCCTAGTTTTTTTCCACGCTGTTGAAGGCTGAAGTCGCCCCCGTCTGTGAGGAAAGTGGGCTTTGGACGGTTTTTTGTAATTTTTGAAACTACCGTATCGATCATACTTTGAACGATGTTGAAAGTTACTCGGTTGGTTGTGTTGTATGCTGAGGATTGGCGGGCGTATTGGTAGTTTTGAAGTCCCATGAGTTCGAAGTTGCCATAAAGTCTCATGTGGCGTAGATTGGCGGCACTTCTGTAGGATTGCTGCTCGTCAAGGTGCTTTATTTTAGGAAAGACGCTCTTGTGAAGTTCGTCAGCTTTTTCCTTCCACCAATAAGGGTTATTACGGTTCCAGTTATCTAGTGCCATTTGCTATCCTTAAGTGTTTGATGACCAGTATAGATCCTCATCGTCGATTATGGACTGATCTTTTGAGGTGTCAGTAAGGGTTTCTGTGTTAAATTCTCGTATATTGCTGTTTCCTAGCGTCAGAGCTTTGCCTTCTTCGGGAAGAAAGTCGAGTTCTGAGATCTCAAATTCAATGTCCTGGAGCTTTAACTTTTTAATTTTATTGTCTTTGCACCATTCTATGAGCTTTTTGAGTTGATCTAGGTTTGTTATCATTTGCATATCCTTGTAATTTTGTTAGTTATAGGATTTCGTCCATCATGGATTCTAGTTCTATTATATCATCTTCGTCTAGGTCCAGCAACTCGTGCTTGTTTTTAGCGTTTTCCATTTTCTCAGCTTCTATGGCTTCTAGTTCTTCCATGTAGGCGTTGGTTCCTATTTTGTGTTTGGCGGGGGTAGGCTTGTAGAGATAGTGTCTAGCTTCTCGGTATCCGTAAAGGACTGCATCAGCGATGTCAGAGTGGTAGATGCTGGATATGACTCTTTTGTCGGGGGAGGACTTATCTCGGTCCCATTGAATGAGTCGGCAGTCTTCAGCGAATGCAGAATCCTTTTTAGCTTTGACGACGCCTTTGCGGAGGTCGGCGTTCATTAGTTCGATAAATTCTATTTTTCGCTGCTTTTCGGCGGCTTCTAAGGTGATGCCGTATCGTTGCATGATTTCTTCTTGTATTTTCTTTCCGAGACCGCCTGAGTCGATTACTTTTTTAACGCAGTTGTATTTTATGTCAAGTTCGATGATCATGTCTGCTAGTTGTGAGATTGTTTTCTTAGCCATTAGGTATTCTTCGACTAGGTATACTTGATTGTGCTTTGCTGAGTATCCTAGGATGGCTATGGCGTCAGCGTCGTCGTATCCAACGTCTACTCCCATGATGTAGGTGTAGTCGCCTTCTGGGATTTCCTCGTAGTGGTTGACGCCTTCATTATACTTGAAGACTAGAGAGTCTTGATCTTCTATCCATTCTCCAAAAGTTTCTCGTCGGTATGAAGGATCTGATTCATCAATGCCTCGGAGTTCTCGTTCTTCCGCTAGAGTTTCTTCTAGGTCAAGACCTTCGGCGGGGTTGTGCATGTATGGATTATCGAATGCAGTCCAGTGGTGGTTTTTCCATGTGGTAGATTGGGAGCAATCGTAGTAATATCCGGTCGGAATAGGACCAGGCGTTCCGGTTAGGTATAGTTCACCTCGTAAGTCTCGCAGAGCGGGTGCGATGATGTCGTCTACTAGATCTTTTATGTAGCTTCTGAAGGACTGGGCTTCGTCGATATAGCACTTTCTTAGCTTCCAGCCTCGGTACTTTTCTATTTCTGATTTATCCTTGGCTCCTTCGATGTGTAGCTTTGAGCCGTTGGGGAATGTGAGAGTTAGTTCTACTTCGTTTGCTTTGCATTCTATTTCGTAGTCTTCTACAATCCTTTGAAGGTCGCCCCAAATGATGTTTTTTGCATTTCGTTTTGATAGTGTTATGTAGAGACATCGGACGTTTGGTTCGGTTCTACAGGTGTCGATCATGTCTGCTGCGATTCCTACTGTTTTTCCCGCACGACGACTGGCAACGACGCAGCGGAATCTAGGTCCTTCGCCTTTGAAGAACTCGGTTTGTTTATCGAAACAATGTTCTTGGAAGACGAAAACAGGACGAGTAGCTTCTTCAAGTACTTTTTCCTGTCTCCGTCTTAGTTCGTCAAGTATTGCTTGTTTGGATATGGGCTTTTTAACCATTAAAGTCTTTTAGCTCCGATCGGATCACGCTTTACCTTTTTAGGTGGAGCTAGTACTTTGGTTCGTTCCGCTTCGTCAGCTAGTTCTTGTTTTTTCTTTTCTTCTTTCTTGTGGTGATCTGTTTTTAAGTAGATCCCTGAGATGTTTGGAAAAGGAACTAGAATGGCGTCACGCTCGTTTTCAATTAGTACGCCGATGTTTTCTACTATTGATAGTTGAACTCCTCGTCTGGATGGAGTAGTGTCAATGGTAAAAAAGGTGTCTGATTTACCGTCAAATTTTACAGCTTGGTAGAGTCTTACGTTTCTAATGTTTTCTATCTTCATGGTTTCTCCTATTTTTTCTTTTCTTTTACTGGGATTTCAAATTCTATAAGGGGGCATCCTGAGTGGGCTATTTTAAATTGTCCGAAAAAGGACTCCTCTATTGTTATGTCTTGTTTCTTTTCTAGTTCTCGACTACAGTTTATAGTGATTACTCTGTCAGCTACGTTTTGTTTTATTGATTCTGCTCCGAAAGTCCACCACTCGTTTATGATTTTTTGTTTGTAGTCTTTTAGGCTTAGTCCTATTCGGTTGGCTGTTATAGACTCCAGGTAGTTTATTAGAGCTGAGAGAACTTTTAAAGTGCTTTCTACTTCTCCTTGCGCGAATTGACCTCTGAAGGTCGCTGAAGCTCGGTGAGCCATGAGCATTGAATCTTCTAGTATAAGTCTTTCTTCTGGATGATGTTGTAATATTGCATGAGCCATAGAGGCGCAGAATAAGCAGATAACTTTTAGGTTTGGAACGGTCTTCATGTACTTGATGAGTTTCATGCCTTGAAGTACGCTTCCCCCTGGACTGTTGACTACTAAGTATATTGGATACTTTGCAACACCTCTAAGGTTTCTAAGGCTTTCAATGTCTTGGTAGGCTTTTGCTACTGAGGATTCGTTTATAGATCCTCGGAGGTTTACCGTGTTTGCAGTATTTAAGTTTAGTGCTCTAGCTTGGAACGAGATTAGTAGGGTTGCTAGTAGCGTCATGATCTTATTCATCTGTTGATTCCTTTTCTTCCATTAGTTG